TCCTTCTTCTATGGGAGGATCTCAAGGGATTAAAATGTCTAAAGATTCAATTACTTATTGCACTTCTGGTCTTGTAGATAGAAACAAAGGATCCACTCTTTCATATTTACATAAAGCAATTAAGTCTCTTAATCAATTGAGAATGATTGAAGACTCATTAGTAATTTATCGTTTATCTCGTGCCCCAGAGCGTAGAATTTTCTATATCGATGTAGGTAATCTACCAAAGGTTAAGGCAGAACAGTATCTTCGTGATGTTATGATGAGATACCGTAATAAACTTGTATATGATGCAAATACAGGAGAAATTCGTGATGATAAAAAATTTATGTCTATGTTGGAAGACTTTTGGCTTCCAAGAAGAGAAGGTGGTAGAGGAACTGAAATTTCTACCTTGCCCGGTGGGCAGAATCTTGGAGAAATAACTGATATAGAATACTTTAAGAAAAAACTATATCGTTCTTTAAATGTTCCACCATCAAGAATGGATGGAGAAGGAGGATTCAATCTTGGACGTTCTTCAGAAATTCTTAGAGATGAAGTTAAATTCAGTAAATTTGTTTCTCGTTTGAGAAAGAGATTTTCATATATGTTCCACGATATGCTCAGAACTCAATTGATTCTTAAGAATATTATTACCCCAGAAGATTGGGATATTATGGAAGAGCATATTCAATATGATTTTCTATATGATAATCATTTTGCAGAACTTAAAGATGCGGAACTTCTTAATGAAAGACTGAATATGGTTCAAGTTGCAGAACCATATGTAGGTAGATATTTTTCTCAAGATTACTTAAGAAGAAAAATCTTGCGTCAAACTGATGAAGAAATTGTAGAACAAGATAAAATTATGAAGAAAGAAATTGAAGATGGAATAATTCCAGATCCAAATCAACCAATAGATCCAAATACTGGTATGCCTTTAGACCAAACATCACAAATGGATTTGGGACAACCCGTTATGGAACCAGAACTCAATGCTTCTTCTACCGAAATAAATGCAAAGCCAGTAGAAATGCCTAAGGGTGGAGAGATATAAATAGAGAAAATTACTTAGGTATTAAAATGGATGACCTTCTTGATATGATTGTTGCAGATGAATCACCTTCACAAATCAGCGACAAAATTAAAGAACTTCTTTTTACAAAATCAGCAGAAAAAATTGACGAATTTCGCCCAATTATAGCAAATTCAATGTTTAATGGAGATAATGAAGAAACAGGGGAAGAATGAAATCATTCAAACAATTTCTTTCAGAAAGTATAAGTATTGCTGGAGATTTTAACGGCAATCTTTATATTAATAATTCTGAACCTCAAGTACAACAAGTTGGTGAAGAATATATTGCTGATGTAATGTGGAATGGAAACTTTTATAGACTTGAACTAGTCACAAAAACTGGAATTCCATCTACAAGAGACCTTGGTGAGCAATTGCAATCCGATTATCCCGGAGCAGTTGTTCATCAGATTTATCCAGTTGCAGAAAAAAATTTAAACATCAAAAACGCACAAAGATATCACCCATCAAAGTTAGAATGGATTGATTGATAAATGGCCCAATGGAATATAACTACTCAGGATTATTTAAATCAGGAAAGATCATTATTTGAAGTCAATAATATTGCAACTAGAGACGGAAAAATTGTTGATAATATCAATAGATTTCCCGTAAGTGTAAATCCAGATGCTTTTGGTAGAACAAGAGTATCAAATCCACTTACTCTATTTGATAGTTCCCACAGATATAGGGACAATAATCTTTGGGAGAGTTTAATCGTAGGAACTGGTTCTACTGTTGGATTTGCAACTACTCAAGGATTAGTAAATATTGGTATTGGAACTACAAGTGGCGATTCAGTTATTAGAGAAACTACAAAAACATTCTCATACCAACCAGGAAAATCTTTACTTGTTTTAAATACCTTTGTTCCTGCTACACCAAAAACAAACTTAAGACAGAGGGTCGGTTATTTTGGTGCTGATAATGGAATGTATTTTGAAATTAATGATACAACACCTTATTTTGTAGAAAGAAGTTTATCTACTGGAACTTCAACTTCAGTTGCACAATCTGATTGGAATATTGATAAATTAGATGGAACTGGAGTTTCTGGTATTACATTAGATATTACCAAAGCACAAATTCTTTGGATGGATATTGAGTGGTTAGGTCTTGGTACAGTCAGAATGGGATTTGTGATTGATGGGAAGTTCATTCACGCACATTCATTCCATCACGCAAATCTAATTCAATCAACTTATATTACAACAGCATCACTTCCTTTGAGATATGAGATTGCTAATACCGGAATTACAACTAGTTCTAGCACACTCAAGCAAGTTTGTTCTTCTGTGATTTCCGAAGGTGGTTATGAACTTCGTGGATTACAACAAGCGGTTCAAACACCAATTACAGCACCAGTAGATTTACCAACTCCTGCAGGCACTTATTACCCTGTTCTTTCTATTCGCCTCAAATCTTCTCCAAATAGATTAGATGCGATTGTAATTCTGACTGCACTATCAATAATGGGGACTGGAAATGGACCACAATATAATTGGCAGATGAGAGCATCAGCAACTACTACTGGCGGAACTTGGGTAGATGCTGGTATTGATAGTGCTGTGGAATATAAGATTGATGGAGGATCTGTAAGTGGTGGAAGAATTCTAGCATCTGGGTTCTTCTCATCAAATAATCAATCTTCTGCATCAGTAGATATTCTGAAAGAAGCACTATTTAAGTTTCAGTTAGAAAGAAATGGACTGACTGGAACTCCTTATGAATTAACACTTGTATGTTCATCTAATACTGCTGGTGCTGATGTTTTTGCTTCCCTGGACTGGGAAGAAATTAGTAGGTAATTTGCAATTTATAAATAACTAAAAGTGTTGTATTTAAAATAATGGCTCATAGACCAGTTGGGGCAGGTTCCTCATTTACATTTACTGCAGGTGCTGCAACAACTTCATCTGCCTTTTCAGTGCAATCTAGTGTTTTGAGAGTAGTTGCAGTTGGTGGTGCTGCCCACGTTGCAATTGGAGTTAATCCTACTGCAACGAATACTGATTACTATGTTCCTGCAGGCGATACTGTAACTTTAGGTTTAACTAAAGCATCAAATAGAGTTGTTGGAATAACAACAGGAACAACAACTATTGTTACTGTTCCAGAGGGAACTCAAGTTCCATTTGGAGTTGGTGATTATGTAACTCTAACTGCATCAGGGCAGTCATATTACAACTTTACAAATCAGCAAGTTTTATCAGTTGATACTTCTGCAGGTGTTAATGGATATTATCAAACCAGAATGACTGTGAATTACAATTCAAGTGGAATTGTAACTGCATTCTCCTCAGCAGATGCCTCAGTGATTATTTCTAATAAGATTTCCGCTTATGGGGTCGGTTCAGGAACAATTTATTTCCAACAAGTACAAATCACAGGACAAGCATAATGAAACTCATCACAGAAGAAATAGAATCAGTACAAGTTCTTACTGAAACTGTAAATGGTAAAAAGACTCTTTATATTCAGGGAGTATTTTTGCAAAGTGAGTGCGTAAATCGCAATGGAAGACTTTATCCATTTCAAATTATGGAAAGAGAAGTGAAGCGTTATAATGAAAACTATGTTCAAAAAGGAAGAGCTCTTGGAGAACTTGGACATCCAGATGGTCCAACCGTAAATTTAGATAGAGTTTCTCATAAAATAACTTCTCTAACTTGCGAAGGTAAAAACTTCATAGGAAAGGCACAAATTCTTTCTACTCCTATGGGAAAGATTGCAGAATCTCTTTTAAATTCTGGTGTATGTCTTGGCGTTTCTTCTCGTGGTATTGGTTCTCTAAGAGAAAATAATAATGGATATAAAGAAGTTGGTGAAGATTTTATGTTAGCAACTGCTGCTGATATTGTTGCAGATCCTTCTGCACCAGATGCATTTGTTCAAGGAATTATGGAAGGTGTTGAATGGATTTATGATGCATCAAGAAATAACTGGTTAATTGAAAATACAAAAAATAAAATTAACAACTTGGTAGATCAAAAATTATTAGAAGATTATAAGTTATCTCTGTTCAATGAGTTTTTAAACTCCCTGTAATTTATTAAAGTATAAATAAATATAGTTTATAACGTAAGGTTAAACGGAGAGTTCAAATGTCTCGTGGAGATTTACAAGAAATGGAAGTAGGCACTAAGCAATCCAAAACCGCTGTTAATGCAAATGCCAAAGCAGCGGATGCTATGCCACATTTATCAGGTTCTACCCCAGGACAAACTGGTGGATGGGAAGATCTTGGGGGACCTACTCCCGAGAACTATAAGACTGATGATGATTCGGCAAAATTAAAAACGCCTGGAGCAACTCTTAAGCAAGTTAAAGATGTTGTGAATAAGGGCGCTAAATCCGCTGAAGCAATGAAATCAGTTAAAGAAGAAGAAGATCTTGATGATGAAGATCTAATTGACGAAGATGAATATCTTGAAGATGAAGAAGTAATTGAAGAATCTGAAGAAGAATCACCTAAGAAAAAAGAAAAGAAAGGTGAAGAAGACGAAGATGAAGAAGATGAAGAAGATGAGGATGAAGAGGAAGTCAAAGAAAACTTTGATATTGAAGAAGATGTTAATGCTCTTCTAGAAGGTGAAGAACTTTCCGAAGAGTTCCAAGAAAAAGCACGCACTATTTTTGAAGCTGCTCTTCGTTCTAAAGTATATGATATTAAAGAATCCCTTGAGGAGCAGTATTCTATTGCTCTTGCTGAAGAAGTAGAAGAAATTAAATCTATTCTTTCTGAGCGTGTAGATGCATATCTTGAATATGTTGCTGATGAATGGATTCAAGAAAATGCACTAATTATCGAACAAGGTCTTAAGACCGAAATGACCGAATCATTCCTCCAAGGAATGAAGGGTCTTTTTGAAGATCATTATGTTTCAATCCCTGAAGATAAATATGATGTGCTTGAGAGCATGGTAGAAAAACTTGATGAAATGGAGACAAAACTCAACGAGCAAATTGATAAAAATGTTTCCCTAAACAAGCGTCTCGCAGAGTCGGTTGCCGATGGAATTTTTGAACAGGTCTCTGATGGTCTTGCAGACACTCAGAAAGACAAGCTCGCTTCACTTGCCGAAAGTGTTGAGTTTGAAAGTGAAGAAGAATATCGTGAAAAACTGGAGACTTTAAAGGAATCATATTTTCCTTCAAGAGTAGTTTCTCCATCTGCAAGAACTGAAACTTTGTCTGAGGGTCTAGATGCCACTCCCGAAACTTATTCGGATTCAATGGCTGCTTACTTGAAGACTCTTTCAGCATTCGGCAAATAATTGAATTTAATATAATTCAAACAAAAAACAAAACACTAAGTAAAAGGTAAAAGCAAATGTTTCAATCAGAGCATCTGCAGGAAAAGTGGGCACCTCTTCTCAACTATGAGGGTCTTGATCAAATCAAAGATTCGCATCGTAGATCGGTAACCGCTGTTCTGCTAGAAAACCAAGAAAGATTCCTCAGAGAGGAAAGCGCATTCCAAGTTGGAAATCTTTCCAACCTTATGGAAGCTCCAACTAATGCAGTAGGTAATGGTGGATTCACTGGATCAGCATCTGTTGCTGGACCTACCGCAGGTTTCGACCCCGTACTGATTTCTTTAATCAGACGTTCAATGCCTAATCTGATCGCCTATGACATTGCAGGCGTTCAGCCAATGAGCGGTCCTACTGGACTTATTTTTGCAATGCGCTCACGTTACGCTAACCAAAGTGGAACTGAAGCATTCTACAATGAAGCAAACAGCGCATTCTCCGGACAAAACTCAGCATTTGATAATGTTGGTTTTGGTAACAGTGCCACTGGTATTGGTACTACTTCGCAATCAGGTTCTAATCCATCAGTTCTGAACCCAGTTGGTGGAGCAGGAGACCAGACTGCATATAATACCGGTACCGGTATGTTAACTGCAGATGCAGAAGCACTTGGCGATGGTGTAAATGGTGATCACTTCAACCAGATGGCATTCTCAATTGAGAAAGTCACTGTTACTGCAAAGTCACGCGCCCTGAAGGCTGAGTACTCACTTGAGCTTGCTCAAGACCTTAAGGCAATCCACGGTCTGAACGCTGAAGCGGAATTAGCAAACATTCTCTCAACTGAGATTCTTGCTGAAATCAACCGCGAAGTTATCAGAACCATCTACAAGGTTGCTGAGCAAGGTGCTGTTCAGAACGTTGCAACTCCTGGTATCTTTGACCTAGACATCGACTCCAATGGTC